TGGGTTGTCAGTTGTTTCCATTCGAAACGTTATCCAACTTTCAGAACCGTTTTCGCTTTGTGGTAAGTCTATGTCATTATAGCAATTCTTTTCGACATTGCCAGCTTTAGCGCCGTTTCTACATAGTTCATACCAATAGTTATCTTTGCCCGCTGCGGTACCAATGAAAAACGCCTCACCTTTGTAATCAGTTAAGGTAGGGCGTGCAACTGTTTTCCAGTGATATTCTAATATGTGTGAAGGTATCTTTTGCGTTTCTTCATAAATAACGCGGTGATATTTACGCCCGCGCCCTTTGTCTTTTCGCCCTTCATCGCCAATGGACCACACTTCTAAAACGCCGCCGTTTAAAAACTGCATTATCTTTGAGGTTTCATCTTTGTGTTTAATGATGCCGCCCTCTGATATTGTTTTATAAGTATCTACAATCTTATTCCAGCTTTGCGCAAAATCTTTAAAGTCATCGACAAAGATACCAACAAACTTACCTTCAAATACAGCAGGGCTTATAAGCGGTAATGCAACCGATGTTATAAGTTCAGTTTTGCCGAAACGGCGTGCGCAAACAATACAGTTAAACCTGCGCTTATTATCTAATATTTGTTTTTGCCCTGTGTGCGGCTTAAACAGTTGTATGTTTATGTTTCGCGGCACTACTTAGCTTCAGGTGGATACTGAATGTTTATGTTAATGTTTTTATCATCTTGTGCTTCGCCCTTCGGTTCTACTATGCCATAATTGAAACCTAACAAAAGTTTAGTAATTGCAGGATTTGATTTGCCATCTAAGCCCCTAACTACTTTGTTTGTTAGTATTTTGTGTTTCGCCCGCGCTATAAATACCGAAAATTCAGGCCTTTCGGCGTAATTTAAAAGCGTATCAGCATCACAATCTAAAAAATCAGCTAAGCCATAGATAGTATATGGTATTGGGTCTGGCAAATCAATTACTTCATAATAGTCACGTGTTTTTACAACTTCTTTTTTTGTACGTGATTCGCAATAATCAAAATAGGCTTCAATTTTACTTTGCAGTTCTTCGGGCGTTTTAAATAACAATTTTCTACCTGCAATTCCTTTCATATTTTCGTTTTAAGCAACTTTTAATAAGTTTTGATATCTATACACCACTTTAATATAAAAATGTCTTAAAACAGCTTTTAAATACGTTTTAGGACTATATCTATATTATTATTAGTATTATTATTTATATTATTATTATTATTTATTATTATTGTTAACAGTTGTTACATTAAGTGTAACACATAACTTATTGATATATAGTACATGTTACACTGTTACGTATGTTACACTATATTCTACATATATGTGAGAGTAAACATAAAAAATACACGCATATACGTGTTGAAGTGGTGTAACAAGTGTAACAGCGTAACAAGCTATGATTATCAGCGTTTTAAGCGTTACAATTGGTGTAACATGGTGTTAACAAGTAGAAAGAACGTTTTTAGCAGCAGGCTGCCGTAATGGCAAAAGTAAAGGTAATATTTGAAAAAATGAAGTATTTCTAATTAAATTTATAAACTGCACCACCATTATTTGCAATATCCTTAAATTTAAATGCTGCTAACATAGTACCATCTGCATTTTCACGAACTTTATACTTTTTTTCTTCAATTAGTTTTCTAATAGATTCTACATTACAAATTCTTACTTTGCATAATAAATTTTCATCTTCAGACATGTAAGCATAGAAATATATTTGCGCTAAACCATCTTTTATTTTATCAATTTCAGTTCGTTTGCCTTTTAAAGATTTATATCTAATAGTCATATCATTATACTTTAAATAGCTATTTTTTCTTATTCTTATTGAAATAGTAAAGTTCATATTAAAAACCAAGTCAAAAGATAATTTACCATCTTCTTCATCATCTGATTGTCTAAAATGAACAAAACTATCAAAAAGATTAGGCATAGCATTTTTTATATGCAGTTCAATTTCACTTTTAAATTTATTTTCAAGATTTCTATAATCATTCATTTATAAAAGTATTTGCTATGTTAAACATTTCATTGTCAATTTCAATGCCCAATGATTTAGCATTTAATTTATTGCATGCCTTTATTGTACTGCCTGAACCCATAAAAGGGTCAACAATAAAATCACCTTTACTATAACTTACTGCAAGTATTTCATTAATAAGTTCAATAGGTTTTTGTGTTGGGTGAACCATTTTAGAACTATGTAACCTTGGTATTGATAATAAATTGCCACGTCTATTATTTACAAGTTTTTTACCTTTTACACAAAATATTATAATTTCAGTTTGATTGCCCCAATCATTCTCAAGGTCGCCACTTCCTTTATTACCTTTATCCCAAACTAAAGGCGTTTTAATTGTAAAATATTTACCTATTATGTTTTCAAATTTGGTAAATACTGACCAGCTACAAAAAAAATATAAATGTGCATTTTGTGCTACTTTATTAGTTAGTATTTGGCATGTTTTTTCTAATATTTCAAATGCTTCATTGCCATCATTCATTAAACCTCTTTTAGTTATTGAATCATCATAAATTGAACGGTTTGAAATATAATTTATACCATATGGTGGGTCTGTTAAAACAATATCAATACAACCATCTTCTAAAGATTCAAGTATTTGTAAACAATTGCCATTTTTAATATTTTCAGATATTTTAGTTTCAATTCTTTGTGATTGTATTTTTTCTTTTAGTTCTTCTTTCTTTTCTTCTTTCTTAATATCCTGATAAGCTTGGTTTATTGAAAGTTCACCTGTTGAAAGTTTTTCTTTAATTTCAGGTGCTGCCTTTTGTTCAATTTTTTTAACTTTTGCTATTGTGTCGTGTGATAAGTTAGCAACCTTAGCAACTTCTTTTACAGAATTAACTTTTTCAATTTCAATTTTTTTAATAGGCTTTTCTTCATTAAATAAATTAGTAACCTTTTCAGATGTCTGAAAACCTTTCTTGGGGGAATAACTTGAACCTGCTTTACTCAAATTTTCTTTAGCCTTTTCTTTAAAAATATCTTCAAGTTCTAAAGCTAATTTTGCACGTGTGTAATTTCCTATATTACGCCTGCCAAATTGATTTAATATCATCCAAACCTTAACATCTTGTTCAGACTTAAATTCTTTAGATTCTAATTTAAACACTAAACACCAATCCTGTGCTATCTTATATCTATTGTGCCCATCAATAATATAACCATTCCAAGTAATAATAGCATCGCGAATACCTTCTTCAATGCAATTTGTTTCAAGCTGTTTGTATTCATCGGGCGTTAGCGGTGGAATCAGCTTTTTAAATTCTTCTTTAATTTTAAGTTCCATAACATATTTTTTAAAAAAGTAAACCCCCAAAATCAATAGGGACACTACTACCTATATCATTCAGGGGTTAAAATATCTTTTATGATTCATTGTAGTGCCGAATCAATACACAAATATAACACTTTTATTTTTCTAATTCATCATTAAACGCTGATTTTTTAAGCAAATCAGTATAATTCATACTGCCCTTGCGGCTAACATCGCGACCAAATATTTTACCAAACTTTTCGGCAGCATCTTTAACGGCGTATGTTTCGGCGGCGGGTGCAGCTTTTTGCACACCATCGGTTTTAACAGCGTTCCAATCGGTTGCGCCTGCACCTTTGTCTGTTTGTATTGGTGCCGCGCCTATGCCGTCTTGCCACATTGGTTGGCCGTTAATAGGGTTTATTACATGCAGTCTTACAGTTACTACTACTGAATTAGCAACTATCTGTGTTGAGCGTATTTCTACGTTAAAATTGCCAAAAATACGCGTTAGTAAGTATTCTATTTTTTCAATAGGAATATATTTGTAATCGCGAATCATTGGGTGCTGAACTAACCACTTTGCGGGCGGGTCTTGGTTCAATAATACAGTTAGCGCATTTTGTTTTAGGCTGTCTTCATTTTCTACTAATAGGTCTTGAAGTGTCGGAAGTTTTGTTAGTTGTGTCATGGTTTGTTATTATTTAGCCCAGTTAGGCAATGAAAGAATATGTATTTTGTTATCAGTTGTATAGCCGTGAAAATTATTTGTTTCCTTGCATTTTTTTAGCGTTTCAATATCTGCTAAATATTCCTGTCGCCCGCGTTCAATTGCTTCGGGGTCAAGTTCATAAAGTTCAACATTAAACGGCGCTTCTTTTTCAACAGCTATAAATATAAAGCGTTCAGACTTTGTTAAGTCCATATAAAACGCGGCTTGCACATGATAGCGATAATTCCAAACAGATTTTGCAAATTCGTTAGGTGCTGAATTAGTTGTTGTTTTAAGGTCAATGCAAACGTTATACTTAGTGTTTAAAAAATCAACTTTGCACTTTGCGTCAAGGTCTGCAATTTTACCAAAAATAGGTAGTTCAGCTTGTCCCTGTTCTAAAAGTAATGCAGCCTTTGGATGTGATAAAACAGCCAATCGAATGTTTAGGGCTAATTCGTAATCTTTAAGCGATACAAATAATTCTTTGTCTTCTGATTCTGCCATAAAGCATTCATAAATTGCTTTACCTTCTTTTGTACGGCGGTCGCATTCTGGCATAACGGCGTAATTATCTTGGTCAAATACAACACTATGAACTAAACTACCTAAGTTCATAGCTGATGTTGGCGCTTGTTTTTCACCTTCAATATAGGCTTTATAGTGCGCGGGTGACTTATGTACTAAGTCTAAAAGTGATTTACTGATGTACTCAGTTTTACGGTGATACTCTTGGTTTGTCATAAATTTTAAAAATATTTTATTAAATAATAGCACAAATTTAAAAAGGTTTTTTAACTTTGCAACACAATTGAACGAAAAAATAAAAAATTTATGCGCTGGTCAGATAAA